ACCTTTAGACAAAAAAAATGACCTTAATAGGTCAACGGTCTTGGTATATTTTTTCGGATCAATCAGACTTGTCATTATTTTAAGCTAAACTGCATTTATTTAGTCCTCATCTTTATTGGACACCCATTTATTGTTTTGTTTATCCCACACTTTAACTTCACCTTTCTTTAATCTATTCTTTGAATTGTCAATACGAGATTTCAAATCTCTCCAAGTTATTGCTTTATTAGATAACTTAGTCTTTCTCTCTTTAGATAATTCAATTTGAGCATCAGAAACTTTTTTTCGGCCATACTTTTTTACAAGACCTATTATCTTTTGCTCATCTTCCTTATCGGACATCTCATCCCGTTCTGCTTGAGAACGAGATGACCAACTCTCCTTAACTTGGTACATTGAAAACTTCTTCTGAACCACCAGTAGTGGTAATAGTTGTAGGACCTTCTGTAGCAAAATCGTATGCTATCTCATGTAATGACTGTGGTACATTAACCACTTCTAATCCTTTGCTCGTGTTGATAACGATGTCTTCATTCATTTTCATTTTAATCTCCATAGGTGGGTCGAACCAGTCATCATATAAACCATCATAATCTGGTGTAATAATCACTTCACTCATTATAGCACATTATGGACCAGTTGTTTGTGAAGCACTGGTTGGTGTTCTACCATCTTTGAAAGGATTATATCTTTTTTTAGTTGCTTCTTTTCCTTTTTGTGTTGCAGCACCAGTTGGTTCTGTTTGACTTGGAGTTGGTTGTTGTTTAACTTTAGATCCTTGTGTTGGTGTTAATCCACTTTTTAACTTAGGATCATATCTACCCATTCTGGCAGGTGCTCCAGGATCAGCAGCAGTTCTCTCTTCTTTCACTTCATCATCTTTCTTATTCTTATCCCAAGATTTTTCAACATCGTCAGGATCGGCAATAACACAAGGGTTTTTAGCACCCATAGCACGAATCTTATTACGAACCATATTGATCTTAGCATAATATCCTCTCATATCTTTCTTTTCTTCTTTCTTCTCATCCTCAGAAAGAACAGTTCCATCTGTTTCTTTATGTGCGTAGATTCCTCTAGATGCTGCTTTAACTGCAGGATCTTCCTCTTTAGTATCAGGAGCAACCTTAACTGCACCAGATTTATAGTTATCTACACCTTCACCAGTAACTTTCTTTTTATTTTTAGGTTCTGTTGTTATAGTACCATCTGCAAGAAAAGATTCTGCTCTAGTGCGAATACTCTTACCAATTGCTGCACGACGTTTTAAAAGATACTTATCACTCTTATCAACATCACCATCATTATCCACATCAGAATCTTCCTTACCAACAGGATCTAATTTCTTACCACCACCTTTTGCTGCAGCAGTTTGTTGACCACTTTTTCTTTCTCCACCTACAACACTACCGTGTTCTGTCATCTCAACAGATTTAATATTATTATTACCACGAAGTGCGGTAATTTTTTCACGAGTAGCATAACGAACATATGCCTTACCATTTTTATCAGTAACTCTTATTTTATATTTCCTATCTTCAGATTCATCCAACTGTTTTAAATATAAAAGTTCAATTTCAGTATTATCTTCTTTCTTTTCTACAAATGTTTTGTGCAATGCTTTAGATAGGTTTTCTGAAGCCCATTCTTCAGCACCAACAGTAAACTGTTCTTTCATACCACCACCTTCTTTTCCAAATAATCGTTCTTTAACAATTTTCTTTTCTTTAGGATTCAAATTACTATTTCCCATGTAAGAACTAAAAGCAGCTTGTAAAGTAATTTTATCTTTTTTCGCACGATACCTTATATCATATACAGCCTGACTAATTCTCTTTGCAGATGCTTCATCAGAATCACCACCTTTAGGGACAGATTGTCCACCCTTTGCAGGTTCATCATTCTTCTTAGCAGGTGCAACAGCTACAGGAGCATGTTTTCTTGCTGGTAATTCCTCAACAATATTGTTACTCATTTGTAAAAATTTAACCTACTTTTTACGTATCTTATATTTATTTATAAACTGTTTTCCCCATGTAGATCCAGGAACCATTGACTCAACATACTTGCGATGTGCATCAGTACCAACTAAGCGTTGATTTGAAGGTACTCCAGATATAGTAGTACCATTTACAATTGCTTCTGTAATATCCTTTATCCATGATTTAAACATCATTTTATCCTCAGTAACGCATATCAAATGATTCGCACCTCTACGAATAATTCTACCAACTAAACCTGTAGTAACATCTTCAACTTTAGTACCGATATCAAATATTTCTTTAGAAACATATGCTTCACGAAGATTGCGTGGATCTTGCTTTGGTGCTATTTCCCAAATATTCCAACACTCATTAACTTCTTCAGCACCCATTGCTTGTCGAACACCAAGGAAATAATCTTTAGCATCCTTTCTACTCATTAAAGGTGTTAATTCAATTTCCCCAGTTTCTTCATTCTCAACTTCTTGTTGAAGATTTTTATAAAAGGTTTTAAAATCTCCCTCTATTGCTGCTAATCTCATTCTAGAAGCAGAATATCCTTCCATACCTTCAGAAGCATCATCTCTATCCCCAGATGATATAGTTTCCATATTATCAAATTGATATAACTGTCCATTATAATCATTAGATAGTTTATCAAATTGTTTTTGTCTGTCACTTCCACCAACAATTCTTACATTTGTATATCCATCATTATGTGCTTTTTTTAATATATCAAAAATTGTTCTATTGGCAGGATCATTTATAATTTTCTCACTATGCTGTGGGAACATTTGCCTCATTGTAGCAACTTTTGAATCTGCATCTAATGGATTCTTTTTAGGATCACTAGTACGTGAAGGAATAATCATATAATCAGATTCTAATTCTGGATCATTTTCCATTTCCATAGCTGCAGATTGTGCAGCAATATCCATTAATTTTCCATGACCTGCATGTGGTGGATTAAATCTACCAAAACCTATAGTCAATGTTCCTCTTGTTTTAGGAACAGGTGGAGGACCAGCAGCAAGATCAGGACTTTGAACTGGCAATGGTTGCTGTTCTTGTTCAGGTTCTGCTTGTTGTTCAGGTTGCTGTTGTCCTTCAGGTGGAACTTCAGTATTGGGTGACGAATAATTCTTTTCTTGTTCAGACTGTTTAGGATCTTTAGCACCTACTGTCTGCCTCTTATTATAAAACTTTAATGTTCCCTTTTCAGTCTTTGCAATAAACTCTCCAGTACTTCTATCATACCAACCACCATGACCATCACCTTCTAATCCCAATCTAGATGCTTGTTGAGATGCAGAGGTTTCGGTTATAAATCGCAAAAAAGTTTTCATTAATTTTTTACTAACTTTAATTTAATATCTTCTTCATTAGCAGCAATATATTTTAATATTTCTACCTTTCCTACCTTATATTTATCATCTTTCTTAGTAGTTAATACTAAATGAACAAAAGTGATAAAGTTTTCAAATATATTACCACGAACTCTCTTCATTTTTTTAAACTCTAAAATGAGTTTTTCTAATAAATCATTCATAGATATATTTATTCTTTTTCCTTACCTTCAGGAAAACCACCATGAACTAAAATATTAAAAGATAAAACAATCCTTTCCTCTTCCAATTGATGTGTCTCTACACCATGTTGCAACCATCCAGGAAATAAAAGTAACCCCCCTTGTTCCGATGGTCCTTCCAATCTTCCACCATATTTTTTACCCATTAATGAAGCATCAAGTGCTAAATTAGGATTAGTAAAGAAAAACTGCCCATCACCTTTTTGACCTTTATTTACTTTATAGTAATAAGCACCCGATATATCAACACCACCGTGATGATGGATATGTGCATAATCACCTTTTTTATATAAAGCTATCCAAGAACTCTCAACTGTAAACCCATTTAATTGAAATCCTAAATTGGAAAGATATATTCCCAAATGTTGTTTTAACTCTTCAGGAAAATATTTAAAATCATATTTCTCAAATAAATTTTCTTTAAATGTAGGATCTGAAAGATGATGTGTCTGACCAAAAGATTTATTATAATTAAAATCTATTTTATCAATACATCCAGATAACTCTTTTTGTATATTATCAAAATCTTCAACCATTCCATAATATACAGGAGTTGGAAATAATTGTCTAATAGTATGCTTATTTTTTTTCATCGTTATCTATTAAATGTAATATCAAAAGAAACACTAATACGTTCTTCATCAGAATTATTCATATTAACACCATGTTCTAACCATCCAGGAAATAGAAGAAGTCCTCCTTGTTTTGCAGGAATTACTATCTTTCCACCAAAATAACATAATGAAGTTTGTGCTTGTACTAATGGGGATTTAAAATAAATGTGGCCATCATCTGCATCAAGATCACCTTTTTTTAAATAATAAACTCCCGAAATATCTGCAGTTCCATGATGATGACAATGACCAAAATTACCATTTTTAAATAAAGCAATCCAGGATGAATTAATACTATAAGGTCTCCATTCAAATTGTAAAGATGCACAATATAATTTTAAATTTCTATTAATTTCTTCTCTAAAATTATCTAAAGCAAATCTTTGGAATAAATGTTCTTGAGAATTGGGATCTGAAAGATAATGGGTCTGTCCATACTCAGGATGCATTCTGAATTGTATTTGACTTCTTCCACCCAAATCACCATCTCTAGTTGATTCTATTACTTCATCAAAATCCTTCTGGATCTTTTCATAATTATCTACCTCATTATAATATATTGGGGTTCCAAATATTGGTTCTATTCTAGGTTCACTCATAACTAAGATAATTAAAATTTAAAACAACTCTTGTTTTTTGATCAGTGCAAGTGGTTCCTGCGTGAAGAATATTGCTAGGGAATATTACCATCCTATTAGCAATGCTTTGTACTTTCTCACCACATTCAAAGTATGTATAACCATCACTATCATTCAGATAATATATACCAACTTTAAAAGATATTGGTTTATTATCTGCATCAAAAAACTGATCATCAATATGCAAATCCCTTTTAACAATTTCAGGAGTCCTAACATTTAAATTAGATTTAACACTAAACAAAACCCTTGCTTTAAGTTGACTTAACAAGGGTACAATTTCTTTATAATGATTACTAGAGGGAAGACCATCTCTATAGAATATATGAATAAATTGAAAATTATCAATACTATCATTCTCACTACCATTAACAACAGTAGTATTATAATGCCAATCTATAAGATCATTACAAAAAAATTGTTGAACTTTAGAGAATGAATCATCGTCTAAAAAATTATCAATTACCTCAACATTCATACATTATCTTCCATCCATTTGCTAATAGCAGCATCATACTCCGCAGTATGTTTGAATGCTTCCAACATGAATTGTTTTCTTAAAGTTTCAGGTTTAATTGATATATTACCTTTAATTGAATCCAAGTAAATACCATACTGATGTGGGTTAGTTAATACAGCAACATCCTTATAATTCTTTGCTGCTGATCTCACCATACTAGGTCCACCAATATCAATATTCTCAATTGCTTCTGCAAGAGTTACATCTGGTTTAGCGACTGTTTCTGCAAAAGGATATAAATTGACAGCAACAATATCAATAAATTCAATACGATTTACCTTACGATCTATATCATGACTAGGATTACCTCTTTGAGCAAGAATACCACCATGAATCTTTGGATGTAATGTCTTTACTCTTCCATCAAGAACTTCTGGTGAACCAGTATAATCAGACACCCTCATTACGGGTATACCTTCTGCTTGAAGAACAGCATGAGTTCCACCACTAGATATAATTTCATATCCAGCACGAACTAACCCTTCTGCGAAATCAACAATACCTGTTTTATCTGAAACACTTAATAATGCGTAGTAGCTCATACATCACCTTCCTTTCTATTTTCTGAATAGTGAACATCAAACTCTCCACCAGGATATCTTGCCTTTAACTTCTCTACATTCATTTCAATAATCTCATTGAAGTCAGTATCAAGTGCCATACAAGCTTGTGCAACATACCACATAATATCTCCAAGTTCTCTTTTCATATGAAAGATGTTCTCATCATTCACAGGTTTACCTTGGAATACCATCTTCTTCACTACCTCAGTAAACTCACCACCTTCAGCACAAATGCCAAGAGCAGCAGTTAGTAAACGATGAACAGGTATTGCATCAGGGTCTTTCTGTATCTCAAAACATCTAGAATTAAATGCAATATAATCCTTTGATTCTTGAGATGTAACTGCGTCTACAAACTCAGTATACTTTTCAGTATCTACTTGCTTACTCATTAAATTTAAATCCTGCGAATGATTTTTTAGGTGTTTTTTCTTCATGAGGATTATACTCTTCTTCCTTTCCACTGTCAAGGATATCCTCTTGTGCTTTTTGCTCAACATCATACAATCTCATTTTAGCTCTATCAATACCTACAATAAATCTTTTAAATATTGTAGGATCATTATACCTATTCTTCAATTGCTTCACCATTATTTGATTTAACCCTTCCAACTCTTCTGTAGAAATAAGGGCAAACATAAGGTCAGCAGTAGCAGGGAGTCCAAAAGACTCAGAGGTGTCAGTAAGGTCCACATCGCTACTAGCAAAACCGCTACGAGTAGTTTGAGTGGCAGATACAATCGGAAGGTTCGCCTCAACTGCGAGACCCCTGAGTTCTTCCGCAATCGCTTTGATGAACGAGTAGGAATTGACAGAGGCGTTTTGACGATATCGTGAACTAGCACAGAT